TTGGTTATATTTCTCGTTATATTTTGAGAATTATTTTTAAAATAAATAAAAAAAGACTTGACACGTGTTTATATTGGGTTATAAGTTGGAACAACAAAAGGAGAACTAGAAATGAACCATACAAAAGGAAAATGGAAAGTAACTAGATGGGAACGTGAAAACGCTTGGGGTGGATTTCAGACAGTTATTACCGATAGCAGAGGTCATGGATTATTTGGTGCGTTACAGTTTGGAGAAAGTAAAAAAGTTGAGGCTAATGCAAAATTAATTGCAGAAGCACCAAATATGTTTAATATATTGAAAGATATTGCAGAAAAAGGAACTGTTAGCCTAAGTACAATGATACATATTAATAGAACAATTATGGACATAAAGGAGAACTAGAAATGATGTGGATAACTACAAATAGTAAGGGTGAAAAAATAGTATTTGAAAAAAAAGGTTCTGTACTTAAATCAATGACAGTAAATGTGGACAATACTGCTTCGTATGATACCTTAATTGAAAGAGCCAAGAAACGGTTTTCTACGAATAGTAAATACTGCTTACATAAAAAAAAGGAGAACTAGAAATGAAACAAACCGAAGAATACTATGGACAAAATAAAGTTATCTCAAGGTATCGTCTAGGGTACACCATTGACGAACTGAACAAACTGTTAGACAAGTCCAAGAAGATGCTAGAAGAGGCTAGGGAAGGTAAATTTGAGGCTTACAATAGCGAGAAGATTAACGACTTAGTTTGGGAGATTGACTACATAAGAGAAGAGTTTTAAATGGAAGTTTTATTAATAATTATACTTATATTAGGTGTTATAATAGCTAACCTAAAATCAAGTTTAAACGTTGCCAATATCAAAAAAGATTATTGGCGAGAACTAGCTATTCAAAGTAATAATAATTTAAAAAAAGCAAATCAAAAGGAGAAATGAAAATGAATATTAGAAATATAATTTATTCTATGTATAAAATACTAGCTAACTTAGGAATAAAGGAAGTTAAAAAAGTAAAACTAAAGGAAAATACAATAGAATTTATAGACCAATTAGATAGAGTTATATCTATGCCTGTTGTTATAAATAGGGAGGTGGAGTGATGGAGTTAGATAATATTAAAGACGAGCTATTTATTTACCTTAATGATGCTATCTCAGAGTATATAGGTAAGTACGATTTAATGTTAGGAGATATATCAAACGAATTAGACAAGAAGTATAGCGAAGGATATAATATCTTGGCAGAATCGGTATTTGAGCAGCTAAAAGAAAGTGAGGTGAAGTGATGGAAGATAGATTGAAATGTGATGAGTGTAAAAAAGATGGTTCGTTTAGCGATGATAATTTACCCTTGTTATATGGTCAAGATTGGGATAACAAGATTTATTGTGATGGTTGCATACCAAAATGGTGGAATGAAAAAATAGAAAGTGAGGTGGAATGATGGAATTTTTGAAACATTTATTAGGTGGATGTGGTGAGCCACATGGGTTATTATATATGCTATATGTATTTGGAGCATTTATAACTACAATGGTTAAAGCAGTATATTTTTCAATGAAATGGTGGATAGAAGATAATATAAAGGGATTTATAAAATGAAGTTAATTAAACAATATAAAAAAGATGCTTTATTTTATTCTAAGAAAAAAGATGGATTAGCGTGGACTATTGATTTTACTGATGATTATATTGCTCATAGAACTTTAATGAATTTAGTTAAAGATGAATATAAGAATACAAAAATACGTCTTGAGTCTTTATATATGTATGGAAAGTTAATATATAAACGTGGCGATACTAAATTAGAAATAGATGATTTTTATTATATATTGTCTGACAACTAGGCATAATAATATGACAAATTGCATATTGCAAACATTTATAATTACAGGTTAAGTTCTGACTATGGAAAAGAAGGAATATCTAATAGCTCAGAAGGAATGCTCAAATTATGAGACAGGTTATATCTGCTCTGGAGTTATGATAGGAAAACATCTGGAGCAATGGATTGATTCTGAGTTATGTGGCAAGATATGTAGATTAAAGGAAGGCAAGGATTGTGAATATTTTGACAAAATTGTTAAACCAATTTTATAGAATGGGTTACAGGGTGGATTTCCCTCCTTTACCACCCTCCATTCTTTTAAGGAGTGTTATATGAGTTATATAGGTTATATCCCTAAGTCTATTAGGCATCATCAAGACTTATCACCAAGAGATAAGTTATTATATTGTGAAATAACTGCCTGTTTAGATGATAATGGTATCTGTATGAAGAATAATATATATTTTGCTCACGTTACAGGATGTACTAAGTCCACTATATCTGCCTCAATGACTAAATTAAGAGAGCTTAATTATATTGATGTTATTATTGAGAAAGATAGAGATACGCAAAAATTTAAGAAGAGATATATTACTTTAAAAGCCATGTCTGATTTTCAAGGTGAGGGTAGCTTAGAATTTAAAAAAGCCATATCGGATTCTCAAGGTGGGGTAAGCGATGATTCTAGTTATATTTCAGAGGATAGGGATGGGAAAACCAAGTCTGATACAGACGACTCTATTATTATAAATAATAATATTAGATATATATACTCTAATAAGAGGCATAGTATAAAATACCATTCCAAGATAACTAATGAACAGAAGGAATATCTAAAATCAATTATAATAGAATTTTATACTGAGAAGCATAAACAATTTCCAAATCACATTAAAGAAGATTGGTATAATGATGAGGACTTAACGATTGGTTCTATAAATACCTTATTTGATTTGATTGTGATTGATAAATGGGATGAAAAAGAAGTAAGGGATGTTATAAGATGGGCAACAACAGATAAGTTTTGGTCATCTAACTTACTTAGTTTAAGAACACTAAGAACAAAATCAAGAAATGGCATGACTAAATTTGCCAACTTGCAGATTAAATACACTAACTAAAGGAGATAATGATGAGAATACAAATAGATGGATGGGAGTTTTTTGATTCAGTAAAGGCATATCTACTAGATAAGCATAATTACGAATTAGATACTGACGAGAAAGAGGTATATTTTAACTTTGATATAGATGCAAAACCTAGTTTATATCGTTATGAAAAAGATACGAAGTGGAACGATGAAAAAATTGATTTTGATATAATCAATGAATATGAAGTGGATGGTCTTTATGTCAAGAGGAAGAAAAAAGGTTCTGAGAAATATCAGTATGTGAAACTAGATGAAGATTGTTATCCAACAATGAAAAGTATCCATGAAGATACTGAAGTCAATATTAACATTTTTTAAGGAGATAGTAAAATGAATATACAGGGATTAAGAGGTGGGCTTTATAACCCCACAATTAGAGACATGGTGCGTAGAAGTGAGTGTTCACCAAGTGCTAACGTAAAAATGCCACCAAAAGGAAGACGTAGAGGTTATAGTCAAGATGAATTATCTAAAAAAAGATATCTTAGTAATTTTGAATCTTTAGTCTTTTATTTTGGAGAAGAGTGGTTTGACTTAGAGAGTCAATTAGGAGATTCAATTAGTGCTAATCATAATGCTAAAATGAGAAGGCAACCTTCTAGGTGTGATATATGTGAAAAAGAATGGGCAGTAGATAGTGAAGGTCAGTATTACTTAGATGATTCATTTAAGCGACTACCATTACAGACTGATACTTGTATGGAGTGCGAATGAGTTTTGAAGAGGTAGGTATATATCTCAGGAATACATCAGGGCAAGAGAAAACCAAATGCCCTGAGTGTTCCCCTAATAGGAGGAAGAAGGCTGACCCTTGTCTTAGTGTTAATATTGATGAGGGTATTTGGAAGTGTCATCATTGTGGTTGGAAGGGTTCATTAAATAAAAAGAATGATACTTATATTCCACCCCCTCCTATTGTAAAGCCAGAGCCTCCTAAAACAGATATCCCAGATAAGGTTTATAAATGGTTTAAAGATAGAGGTATATCTCAAACTATTGTAGATGATGCTAAAATAGGTTATGATAATAGATGGATACATTTCCCCTTTTATAAAGATGGTGAAGTGGTTAATATTAAATCAAGAACTGCTGATAAGCAATTTAGACAATCTAAGAATGCTGAGAAGTGTTTTTATAGATTTGATGTTATGTCTGGGATGGAAACTATTATAATTACAGAAGGAGAAATGGATGCTTTAAGCTTAGTGGAAGCTGGTTATAATAACGTGGTGAGTGTTCCAGATGGTGCTATTGCCCCTAATTCAAATCCAAGCGATAGAAAGTTTAGTTATTTATTATCTGCTGAAGAGCATTTAATGAACGCTACTACAATCATATTGGCAATGGATAATGATTCTTCTGGTAATGCAATGCGAGAAGAACTATCAAGAAGGATAGGTCGTGAGAAATGCTATCGTGTTAATTATCCAGAGGGTTGTAAGGATATGAATGAAGTCCTTATAAAGCATGGTGAAGATAGACTGACTGAGATTATAACAGATGCTCATCCTTATCCTATTGATGGTGTTGTATTGATAGATGATGTGTTAGAAGATGCTATTGATTTATTAAACACTCCAGATACAAAAGGATTAACAACTGGTTGGGAAGCATTAGACGAATATTATCGTATATCTCCATCAGAAGTTACAATCGTTACAGGTGTCCCTAATATGGGTAAATCTGAATGGATGGATGCTTTAATGATTAACCTTATACAAGATAATGGATGGAAGTTTGGTATATTCTCTGCTGAGAATTTTCCTGTTAAGCACCATCTATTAAAACTTGTGGGTAAGTTTACTAATAAGCCATTTTGGGGAAATGATAGGATGGAAGAAGCAACTGCTAGAAATTCAATGAATATCCTAAATGAGCATATTAAGTTTATTGGGACACAAGAAGATAGTGTAACTATGGAAAGTATATTAGACCAAGCTAGAATATTAAATTTTAGATATGGTTTAAATGGATTGGTAATTGACCCTTGGAACACCATTGAACATAAGTTTAGGGACGGAGAAAATGAAACCAATTATGTATCCAGAATATTAGCAAGTTTAAATACTTTTGCTAAAATACATGAGATTCATATATGGGTAGTGGCACATCCTAGAAAAATGGAAAGTGATAATAATAGGAAGCCTGTTGTTCCAACACCATATGATATATCTGGGAGTGCTAATTTTTATAATAAAGCTGATAATTGTATAACTGTACATAGACATAGAAGTGATGATGATGACTATGTTGGTATCCATGTCCAAAAAGTGAGATTCCAATATAAAAATGGTAAAACAGGTACAGGTAAATTAAGCTACAATGTAAGGAGTGGAAACTATTTTGAATATTTCTCAGAAGACAAAAAAACATTATTTGGACAGATGTAAAGATATACCAGATAAGTTACAATTGAATTATAGAATAAGAAAGATGAGTAGAAGATTACATAAGGAATTTGATGAAGTCTGGGTTAAATATGAAAATGGAGATGCGACTTTTGATGATTGGAAAAAAGCACTTAATAAATGGCTACAATCGGAGTTAATATGAAATGTCAATGCGGCAGTAATAATGTTCACAAACGTGGTAATAGAAATAATAAACAACGTACAAGATGTATGGATTGTGGGAAATGGGAGTCTAGTTATCTTTCGCCAGAGGGTGCAAAGATATTATTATTTGATATAGAGACAACTCCTATGGAAGTATTTGTCTGGGGATTGTTTGGCAATAAGTATATTGACCATAAAAATGTTATAAAAGATTGGAATGTTTTGAGCTGGTCTGCTAAATGGTTATTTGATTCTAATGTTATATCTGATATACAAACTCCTAAAGAAGCAATTAATAGAGATGACAAAAGAGTTCTAAAGGGTATATGGGATTTAATTAATCAAGCAGATATAATAATAGCTCACAATGGAGATAAGTTTGATATTAAGAAATTAAATACAAGATTTTATCTTAATGAATATGAGCCACCTTCTCCTTATCGCTCTATTGACACATTGAAGGTTATAAAAAAGAGCTTTGCTTTCTCTTCTAATCGCTTAGATTATATTGCAAAGTTAATCCAGAATAAAGGTAAAATAGAAACTAACTTTAAATTATGGACTGATTGTTTAGAGGGTCAAAGTAATGCTTTAAATAAGATGCTAGCATATAATGAAGAAGATGTTAGGTTATTAGAAGAAGTATATTTAGAGATTAGACCGTGGATTAAACCACATCCTAATATTGGTGTACATTGCGATGGCTCTGTATGCCCGAATTGTGGTAGTGAAGACATAGAAGATAATGGCAAATATTATACTACCAACACTAACAAATATCAATCATTTAGATGTAATAATTGTGGTGCTTTATCTAGGTCTATTGATAGTCAATTATCGTTAGATGAGCGTAAAGAACTAATGCGACCCCTACCTTAACCCTTGACTTCTTAATAAAAGTAAGCGTATTATCTGATATGAATAAAGAACAAAAAGATACATTTAATATTGAATTTCCAGAAGCAATGACTCCAGAAGAAATTGAATGGATAAAAGAATATATATTCAAGTTTCTCGCAAGACACTCATGTAAAATAGAAAAGAACACTGATGCCAATGTTTAGAGACACAGGTAAGCCTGTATATTATTTTACAGTTTCTTGGGATGGTATCAGTGAAGAAACAGAAGGTTCTGTTACCTACACGAGAGAAAGTTTTTCACTGGCTGTAGATGGGATTAAGTATTATCTGGATAAATACAAGGAAAGAAGTCCTTATATTTCTGGGTTGTCTTTTGTTCAAGGTGAGAGTAGTGAAAACTTATTAACCGACAAATTAAAAAATAAAATAGAGAAGGAATGCAATGGATAGTAAAACATTAAAAATAAAAGCAAATACCGATAATAATGTTAAGTTTTTATTTGATAGTCCACTTGAAGGTACTAACGCTTATGGATTATATCATTTATATAAGTTTGACATAGAAGGTGAAGAGCATAGCTTGTTTGCAACAGATAACTTACATGAGAAACTTAAAGATTATAATAAGGGTGACGTAGTTAATATTCGCAAAGAAGAATATGAAGCTGGTAAAATGGGTTGGGTAGTAACTCCAGCAGAAGGTGTGGTAGCTAGACCAAGCACTACTAAAACAGGCGGTGAAATAGTTAGAGACCTTGATGCGAGAACTCAAGATATACATAGACAGGTATGTTTGAAACTAGCAGTCCAATCTATGGAGACATCTGAAACTTTAGATTTTGCAATGGTTAAATTGCGTATGGAAGGTCTTATTAATATCCTTGACTCAAAGGATGACCTTCTCTAAACATGAAAAAATCCAATATAACTAAATTGGATAAATCATGGTCTGAAAAAGTCCGTGAGTATGGGATGTGTGAAAAATGCCATAAGCTATCTCCCCTAAACGCTCATCATTTCTACTCACGGTCAGTCAGGTCAGTTAGATGGGATACTGACAATGGCTTTTGTTTATGTGTTGGCTGCCATACGTTCTCATCTCATTTCTCTGCACATAAAACACCAGCAGAATTTGTTGAATGGGCGATAGAACGTAGAGGAAAAAAATGGTATGATAGCTTAAAGAAAAGAAAGAATCAAACTGTAAAATATATTGATGATGACGTAGATAGATTGATAGATGAGTTATAATGTTTAAAATAGATTTATACGATAGCCTAGATTTTGTAATGGATAAACAAGCACATCTATATGTATCTTTTGGGTTATATTATTTTTTTTATACTCATACTGTCAATATTGTTTTATCTATTAGTTTAGCGTTTTTAATTGGGTTTTTATATGAATTAGTACAAGGCTTTACTAACAATCATCGTGGATTTTCTTTTGTAGATATTGCATATAATATAGTTGGAATTGTAATTGCAAATGTATTACATTGCATACTATAATGTTTGTTGATTTTACACAAGTAATAAAGGAGTTATTATGTTTAAAATAAAAGAACTATTTAATTTGATAACAGGATTGTGGGCAGATACAGAAGCTGAATTAAACTCATTATCTAAAGAAGATTTAATTCGTCTTATTAATAATATTAGTAATAAAGTAGATAGAATGGTAGATATTATGAATGACTTTTCAGTCTGCTCACATTGTGATGGGGATAGAATTAGCATATGTGAAATGTGCTTAGATAAGATGGAAGAAGAAAATTAAATTTATGGGGACACTAAATAATAACTTAAACAGGTATAGTTTTTGTTGTAAATCGAGTGCAGGCTGTGGTTGGCTTCCCCATATAAATTTGAAGTCAAAAGTGCTAATTAACAATAAACTAAGTGCTGATTAGCACGGTGTTTGACTTGAATACCTTAAAGTAAGATTGGTGGAGGCTACCATGACTTCGAAAACATTAAAAGGATAATAAATGAAAGTTCCAGACTTTATAAAATGGGCAGAGTCTGTTCAAAAAGAAGAGAATAGAATTATGCTTACTAAAGGTCA